TGCGCCCCTTGGGTGTGCCAATGAATATGGCTCTGCCCTTTTTGTCTGACAGAGAAGCCCTGATGACTTGCTCCCAAGCTTCAGGCTTAATGTCTGCAACCTCGTCTAGCACCGCATAGGTTAGGGACACACCCCGCAGGGTATCTGGTCTATCAGCACCACGAACATAAATCTTTGCACCATTTATCATGGTGATATCCATATTGTTGATGTGACTGTTTTGGATAACATCCCGTCCAATCTCTAACAGTACATCCCAAATGATCTGCCTTGCCTGTCCATTGGTGGGCGCAACATAGAGAACTGCACTTCCTGCTGGGCAACGCAATGCTTCAATAATTAGCGTAGTAGCCGCTAACCTAGACTTACCACAACGCCGACCAGCAGCCACAACCTTAAACCTTGTTTTGTCAGTAAAGACTGTTTGTTGCCAAGGAAGGAGTGAGAAGTTGAGGTCAGACATTTTTTGTTTCTACATCAGTCACATCTTGCAAGGGTTCAATCTCTACGCCACCAATGCCTGTGATGTTGATGGTAACGGCATTCCTTTGCTTGCCTTCTTTCTCAAACAGACTGACGGGAAGCATCCTATCCATACAGAGTTTGAGCATAGCCGCTTGTGCAGGGTGTTCATCATTCATGGCAATCTCAATTGCTTTGTGAACAACATTAGAACCTGCACTGTTTATCAGGAGGTCTTTGAGTTCTTTGATGCGCTGAACTTCAGTCTTTGGCAGGAGAGCCGCAGGTCTTTCAGCATAGGTAGACATAGTGAACTTCTTGTTCACAGCACCCTTGGGGCGACCTTTTTTCTTTAGGTTGTTTGGCAGTGCATCAATCACATTCATACTTTACCCAGTTATGGAAGTAGTATAGGTTGTTGGTTACTTGCTATTTCTGTCAGATACTGCGCTACTCGTCCGCAATTCAACACTTTTTCGGGACTTCTTTAGTTTCACCAACACGGCTGGGGACTGTCGAGCGGGGCGCTTTGAATGCGTCCATTCTCACTTCGCTTGCCATTTGTCAATCCCCATGCGTCTTGGCAACAACAATGTAACTCACTTTCTTTTGTTTGACAAGTGGGGTAAACCCTAGTACATTCTTTACGGGGCCATAACCCAGCCCTCCATGCGGTTGAGCCGACCAAGTGGGATAAACATGGCAAATCAGGCGAGTTTCTAGTAGGACTCCCTCAACGCTGAGATAGCGCCAGGGACTACCTGAACGGGGCAAAGTAGCTTGTACAAGGTTGTCTGACAAACAACAGTTGTCGCCTAGGAACGCAAGTTCACGCTATCAAGCGTATAAACAAGAGGCTCACTTCTTTAAGAAGTACCACCCTACACGGGTAATGGCTATCGTCTGTACTTCTTAATGTCTGTAGCACCTAATCCCTTCCCTTTTTAAAGCCAGACCTTGCTTGTTATCAAAAGGCTAATTTGGCTTCTCGTGTGCGGAGGGTGTACCACAAAATCTCTCACACCACACACACCCCCTCCCCCCCCTACAAACCCTTAAGGGTAAACCCTGATAGGGTAACTACCTACTGGTAAACGAGTAAGGGTAAACCCTAATAGGGTAAACCCTAGGTAGTAGAAACCCTTAGATTAATTAACCGACCGGTCGGAAGGTTATGCGTAAATTGCATAGGCACCATTCCTGCCATACCTAGTAGAAACCCTAATAGTCAATCCCTAATGACTTCAACCATTCAATAGCATTATCCTATCTAATACTTTACCATTCATAGGGTAAGTACTTATATAAATAATGGGAGAACCTAGGGTTTGTCCCTATATCAAACCATGTTTAGCAGCGTTATTATTAGTGCACTAGGACAACAAACCTAGTGATTCAATCAATCATTTTTAATAGGTGTCACATCATGCAAACCAAGCTCCAAACTATCAAAAGCTCTAAGATCACATGGTATGTCTTAGATGGCGCAAAATGGCTAGATTTCGTCAAATGCTATTGTGCTGATGGTGATGGCATTCTTCAATTAGAAGAACGAAAAGATGGTTCTTATGCTTTGAACGACCAAGGCGAGATTGTCAAAACATGGGCTGATATCAAATCCCATGAGGATTTTTTGGCCATTCTTGAATTAGCTCAGAGTTATCTAGCAGCCACATATCACGAGATTTTTGAAGATGCTAAACACCATGGACATTAAGCAAAACTAAAAATATCCAGCGCATTCATTCTTTTTTTAATAGGTGTCACACAATGAAGAACCCGTACAAAACCATTCTTAAAACCCTTGGATTGACCTACAAAACAATTCTAGGTGAATCATCCGCTAAGACAATCAAGGGCGAATCCATCGGTTATTTAACCGGGATTGTCTACCTAAAACCTGATCACACAATCTGCGCCATGGCTGCCCTTGCAGGGTGTATGCATGGTTGCCTAGAATCGGCGGGTCGGGGTGCATTCAATAGCGTTCAATTGGCACGAATAGCCAAAACCCGTTTTTACTATGACCATCAACAAGCGTTTTTGTTGTCCTTTGCTGCGGATGTGTGGACATTACAAAACAAGGCCCAAAAACTAGGGTTCACACCCTTGGTTCGGCCCAATGGCACAAGCGATATCCCTTATGAAAATCTGATTGTCCATGATGGCAAAAACATCTTTGAATTGTTTCCCGATGTCCAATTCTATGACTACACAAAACACCCGGGCCGGAACCTTGTGGGTAAAACACCCGGAAATTATGATTTAACTTATTCGTTTAGCGCGATTACCCCAAAACCCATATCAATCAAGGGATTGACTAATCCTAATAATTCTCGTGTCGCCGTGGTGTTTCAAAAACAAGGGGATATCCCGGACAATTTTAGGGGATGGCCCGTGATTGACGGCGACAACACCGATGTGCGCCACATCGAACCCAAGGCGGTTGTTGTTGCATTGTATGCAAAGGGCAAAGCAAAGCGCGATTTTTCCGGGTTCACTCAAATAAAGGGTGTGCATTTCAATTAAGCGCATAAACTGAAACATATCCAGCGGGTGTGTTTTGGCCTATGCGCTGCGCTTAGGATGCTTCCCGGCATTTTCCGGGGTTTAATAGGTGTGATTATGGAAACCATCGATAAAATTGTGTGTTGGGTGTGTTGTGCCGGGTTTGCTGCCCTTTGGTTAATCATTGGATTGTGGGGTTAATTATGGATCAAATTACATTGGACAAACGGGCAGCATATGCCCTGGGTTTTTATCATGGTTTATATGGGGAATACGAACCTAATAACCCGTTCATGGATCGGTATTATGCTGAATATAGGGCAGGGTATGATTCTGCAATATTAGAATTTTGCGGGATTATGAACCATGAAGAGATAAACCCATGATTTATGCCACCCTTGCACTTATTCTCCGCATCCTAACCCGCAAAAAGTAATCAACCACTAACTAAGCCGCCTTCGGGCGGTTTTTCTTTGCCTGTTTTAAGCCCTTGCAAGCCCTTGGGGTCATCACCATACGCCCACCACAAGAAAAGCCCCTTAAAAGCCCTTTTAAGCCCTTTGGAAAGCCCTTTTGCAGTCAATCATCATCTTGGTTTGGCAGTGTGGTCACAAGGCCCACAAAGTTTAGGTTCATTTCTGGGTCTAGGCCACAGTTAAAAAAGTGCGCCGCCCAGTCAATCGCTATCTTTCCCCCTTCGGTCAAGTTTCCATTTCCAATGGTTACCAAAATTGACCTTTGTTCGGCACTCAAGTCTAGGGTTGTGTTTCTTCCGCCTGATTTAATCTGCCCTGCCATTTATTTGGTCTTTCCAGTAAAGTGCAATTAAAAGTGCCTCTGCCCTGTTTCCATCTTTTTTCCTGATTAGCTTGGCTTCAGGCCAAAATGATCGGGCTAAATCTAGGCTTTCGTTTTTATCGCTTGTTAAATGAAAATACTTCTTCCATTTCTGAGGGGTCACAAGATGAAAAGGATAATTAGTTAATTCAGCAACCGCTGATATAACACCGACTGCACGCCCGAATTGGAAGCTACTTGCAACGCCCTGGTTTGGCATACTATGGACGGATTCCATGCAAATCTCTGCACCCTCTCGCGGGTCAATGCACCGCAATATCATGTTTTTGAATACAAGTGGCAATATATTCTTGTCTTTATGCTCAATCATAAATGAGTCCAAATAATCGCCGTTCTGATCAAGTGCGCCAACTGCGCCGCTTATGCTGCCAGGGTCTAGCCCTATCCAAATAGTCATTTAATCTCCACAGAAACAAGCGATTGTTTCTTCTTCTTGGTTAAACATATCGGATTGATTCTTTCCAAAATTCATCATCTGGGTGTAGTCGGGTCTGTCTTTGGAAAACCTGCCGCCTATTTTCTTCTCTTGTTCTGCCCACCAAATGGCTCGACTTGGTTCTTGTTGAATGATGCTCATAATTTGGTATGCGCCCTTCATAAAGCATAAATCGCAGTTTCCAAGGGGTGTCACCTTGTCTCTAAACTCAATCCCAAGATCAAAGGTGTTTGATGCCCAAAAATCCTGTACATCGGCTTGGTTAACCCCTGCAATCGCCAAGGGTGCGTGTAAGGTTTCTCTGAGTTTGGCAACCCTGCGTGGTTCATCAGCCCTAATCCCTGCCATTGTTTGAAATTCATCATGCCCAATTGAGGCCATGTAGCGCGTGATGGGGTTGATCTTCAACTCTGTGGTGCAAAAGCGCATGACTGAGTTTGGCAAAAAACTGCGCTGCTCGATTAACTCTGCAAATGGGTCGCCATTCCTGCTGGCTGTTTCGTGATTCACAATCTTGAATTTCTGTGGATTTCTTGTGAACTCAAGCCAAACAATCGGCACATTCCATTCTTTTTCTATGTCTCTCACAAAGTCCAAAGTGGATTCATGCTCTTTTCCTGTGTTGCAAAAACAGACAATTCCTTCCTCTGGCAAGCTCATCTGGTGAGCTTCCAAAATCCTGTAAAGCATATAAGCCGATGTGCGCCCACCTGAAAAACTGATGCAAGTTGGCTCATTTATCAGAAATGGATTCATTGTGGTCTTTCATTTGTTGGATTAAGTCTTGGGTTATCCCTATCCACAAATGGGTAGAACAATTCTCTAATTCCTTGGCCCTGTGCCATGCCTGTGCTTTCCAGCCAGGTTGTTTTGCAAGGTAAACAAGCCATTCCAAGGTCTCCTGATACAACAAGGGCGCGGTTAACAAGATACTGCGAGACTGCAAAACCTTGCTTTCGTTGTTCAAGTATTTCATGGGCTTGGGTTTTGTTCATTTTGTCATCTTTTCTTTGAAACCTTGATAAAAATCACCACTGTCCTTCAATTTAAAAAGACCGAAACCTTCTTCAAAATCAACTGTATATCGCTCGCAAATGTAATCAGCATATTCCATTTCAAGTTGGGATGTTCTCATTGCTGCCTCAAATTCTTTCTCAGTCATTGGAACCCTTGCAATTTCAGCGGCTGCGCGGGTGATTGCTAGGCGAGTGGCTTCAGCAGTGTTAATGCCCGTCCTAACGAAAATCAGAGGTGCATCTTCTTTGAACCGCACCTGAACATTCCCTTGGCTAATGTTTATTTTCATCTCCAGCTTCACCGCTAGACGCAGTGCATCGCCATCATCTTCAAGGGGGTTCCATGGCTTTGCTTCAAAGATGTTAAATCCTGGCGGCAAGCGAGTGCAGTTACGCCAAACACCATTGGGGTCTTTTATCGCGTTGATTCTCGCCCCTTTTGCAGCAAGTTCTATCAGTTCACTATGAACCATACTATTCATTGCCGCCTTAATTGAGCCAAACGCTCTTTGATGTGATCGGGCATTGGAGAGGCTTTGGCAATGTCTGCCTTGATCTTGGCTAGGGCAGGGTCTACGGCTGGTTTAAACGCCATCTCAGGCACTTCTGCGCCATCCCAGCGTTGTTGGTTCAGATACACCAAAGGGGCAGGGATAAACGCCCCATTTGCCTTTAGCCACTGCTCTGTGGTCTTCATCCAGGCTAGGTGCTTGATTATCTGGTCTGCTTGGGTATCACAGTAGGACTTGTCCCAAACCTTCTTGCAAGCCGACTTAGCTCCTTTTCTGGGACTACTAGGCCATGCCTTCCAAAAGTCTTCAAACATCTTGTCTCCTGCTTAGAATTTTGCTCCAAATCAACCCGCCGACAATCTTGGCAACGAATTGCAAAGCAACAATGTGCAACAACAACCCGCCAAAAGCAATTGTGGGAAACACCAATGAATCAACGGCAGCACCAGCAACATTTGACCCATTTGAGCGAATCATCCAAGGCTTATCACGCAAGAAATGGTAGGCGACTGTGTCGGCACTCATGGCAAGGGCAAATGCCAGAAATGAGGCCAAAGCAATCGACCCTGCCGCTGGGTTGAGCAAATAGGAAACCCCACTAGCCACGGCAATCAATCCACCCATTTTCAAAACCAGTTTGTCGTTTTTCCATTGTTCATGGAGTTTGTCTCTCAATGACAAGTCCAACCCAATGAGAACAAAGGCATTGATGGGGCTAAACCAAGGGCCAAACCATGCCACCAACAGGTTGGCAACGACTAAGGCGGCTATGTAAATTGCTGGATAAATCAAATCAAAATCTCCTGTAAAGGTTTTTGTTCCCAAAGGGATGGTGGGTTGGTGGAATCTATGCGTTTTGCCATGCAACCCGCACAAACCTGTTTTTCGGCATGGTGCAGCGCCACATTGGTGGAATCTGCACTAGCCAAAGGCCAAGGGCCAGAAGACAGTCCTAGCATCCTCAGTCCATGCACCCAAGGCAATTGCCGCCCAAAGGTGTTTGTCATGGCATTGAACGCTTCATCCATCTTGCCGCACCACTTGGTAGTGCCGATTTGCCAGAATTCACCAGCCGATCCAAAGCAGACTCGTCCCCAGGTGTCGCAGAGTTCAAGAAGGTATGAAATTGGCAATCCTAGATGCCAGACAGGAATGCCAAACTCTTTCCGAAAGGGCCAAGTTTTGACCATTTCCTTCTGTTGTTCAACAGTCCCATCAATCACATCAGGCACTACAGCCCAATGCGGATGCGCCAGCAAAGGCTCAACCCATTCGTAAAATCCATTGATGTCAAAGGTCAATCCGCGGGTTTTGGCACTAAAAGCTCCGTTGTCCAGCATCAAAGATTGACCCAAGCGCAAACATCTCTGTAAGTCATCAGGTCTGGCATAAGACACACAGAAATGCTTGCCACCCATTGTTTCTATGGCTTTGATCGGTGATATTGGGGTTCCATGATAGTGAATCATTTGCTACCAAACATAATATGTTCTTTGAAATCCTCATAGAGTTCGCCTCTCTCCATGAATCGGATTAGCATCTCTCCATTGCCAACATTTCTGCGCTCCATGATGTACTCAGCATACTGTTGGTCGAGTTCGTAGGTGTTCATTTTCTCCTCAAACTCTTCTTCAGACATAGGTTCTCCAAGGGTGGATAGACTGAGTATCCTTCCCTCTCCAGACTTGTCAGTGTTCATTTATTGACTCCTATTAAGATTGAAAAACTAAAAAAGCCCCAAGTGCGCTTGACGGATTTGTTCGCTTATACACACAGCCTTGTTTACCACCGATGTACTGTGTGCTTTACCAG